GCGTTGACTATTGCAATTATTGTCTCGATACGTGGCATCTATCCGCCTGTCTCTCCTGGATCAGATCAATCTGGCTTCTGGCCCGTCTCGTAGACGGTGCGTCGTCAGACGGGCGCCTCCATTGCGGTATCCGCCTGCTTTTGAGGTGCTCGCGCTGCTTCGGGATCAGTCTATTTACGTTCGGCAAGGAGAGATTCGCGAGGCTCTCCATCTATCGCATACGTGTGTGTGCTGGGCGCTGATGCTCCTGCGATCGAGAGGATTGGTTGAAGCTGTGCCAGACGTAGGGCGTAATGCCAGATATCTGAGGTATAGGGCGAAGGAGGTCGTCTAGTGGGGGCTCCGCGAATTATCGACTACGGAAGGATTGAGCCAGGCTGGCGCGAGGGTATCAAGAGCGTGCAGCAGCTCGCCGACGAATATGAGGAGGCCACTGGTCAGAGCGTAGCAAGGTCGGCGATCCAGAAACACTTTCGCAATCTTGGAATCCCCCGCGACTTGGCTGCGAAGATCGAGTCGAAAGCTGCCGCGATGGTGGCAGTCGCGATGGTGGCGGGGAAGGTGGCAGTCGACGGGACGGAAACCTTGCCGGCAGAGGCGGCGATCATCAACAGCGCTGCGACAAGCGTCGCAAACGTCCAACTGTCGCACAGGGCGGATATTCGCAAACTGCGAGAGAGGGTGCTCGAATACGAGGCCGAACTCTCGAATTGCAAGGAAGACTTAGCAAGACGCACCGGTATCCTTAAGTCCCTGGCGGAGACTCAGTGCCGGCTGATCGCAGCCGAGCGCGAGGCATACGGTATGGACCGTGACCGTCCTGCAGACACCGGCCTCTCCGGAGAGTCTGTGGCGACGCTGCGCAGGCTCAAGCTCATGATTGAGTCGGGATCGTGCGCGGACTGACGCCGGCCGAGGTCGAGGCGCTGGCGGCGATCGAGCTGGAACTGTCTCGGCGCAGGCTTGAAGCATATCAGCCGTATAGACGACAGGGCCAATTCCACGCAGCCGGAGCGACGCACCGGGAACGGTTGTTCTGCGCCGGCAACCAGCTTGGCAAGACGCTTGCCGGAGCAGCAGAGATGGCTATGCATCTCACTGGCCGATACCCGGAGTGGTGGAGCGGTCGTCGCTTTTCGCGCCCGATTGCCGCGTGGGCGGCTGGTGTGACAGGAGAGTCGGTTCGCGACACGACGCAGCGCCTGCTAGTCGGCCGGCCAGGAGAGTACGGGACTGGGATGATTCCTGGTGCGTGCTTTGCGAGCGACCCTAAGAGGGCGCTCGGAGTGGCCGATTTGCTAGACAGCGTGGCCGTTAAGCACGTCAGCGGAGGCGTGTCTCGACTGTATTTCAAGCGATACGAGCAGGGCCGCGAAAAATGGCAGGGCGAAACGCTCGATGTTGTCTGGTACGACGAGGAGCCTCCGGCAGACATCTACACAGAGGGGCTTACTAGGACGAACGCCACAGGAGGCATGGCCTATATGACGTTCACCCCATTGCTCGGCATGTCTGATGTCGTCATGCGTTTTTTGCACGAGTCGTCATCAGATCGTCATGTCACGTATATGACGATAGACGACGCTGCGCACTACACGCCAGAGCAAAGGGAAGCGATCGTGGCTGCATACCCGGCTCATGAGCGCGAAGCGAGGGCGCGCGGCATCCCATCTCTTGGATCTGGGCGGATTTTCCCGATCGAGGAGTCTTCGATCTCGGTTCCTCCGTTCAGGATTCCCGCGCATTGGCCGCGAATCAACGGCATCGACTTCGGCTGGGACCATCCGGCCGCCGCAGTGCAGGCAGCTTGGGACCGGGACGCCGACTGCTGGTACGTAATCCATGCGCACCGGGCCAGGGAGACCACGCCGATCCTGTTCGCTCCTGCCGTGCTGGCCTGGGGATCATGGGTCCCTTGCGCATGGCCGCACGACGGACTCCAGCACGACAAGGGGAGCGGGAAGGCCCTGGCTCAGCAGTATGCATCGGCCGGCTTGCGCATGCTGGCCAATCATGCGACACATGCGCCTGATCCAGGAAAGCCAGAAGGATCAGGAGGAGTTGGCGTCGAAGCCGGCCTACTGGAAATGCTCGACAGAATGCAGACCGGAAGATTAAAGGCGTTTTCCAGCCTCGGAGAGTGGTTTGAGGAGCTCCGCCTCTACCATCGCAAGGACGGGAAGGTCGTAAAAGAACGCGACGATTTGATGAGCGCAACGCGCTATGGATTGATGATGCGTCGGAAGGCGATCGTGCAGCCAATACAAGCTCGACAGGTTGTGTCGTCGTGGGAGCCTCTTGACGCGGAGATTGGGTACTGACCAGCATGATAGATGACGACGAACAGGACCTACAGGAGCCGGATCGGTCTGCTTTCCTGCTTTCGCTCCTGGCCAAGCGCAGAGAGGCGATTACTGCCCGTCAGGCGTCAGGAATAGAAGACGAATGGCAGGAGGATGACGAGCACTACAACGGGATCGACGACGCCAACAGGGCATGTCAGCCGACGTATGCGGCCCTGGCGAAAAAATGGGCGACGAACGACCAGCCTAGGCGCGATCCAGAGGCCAGAAGCACGGCCTTCTTGAATATCACAGCCCCATACACCGATGCGGCAAGCGCCAGGGTTGCCGATATGCTTCTTCCGACAGACGATCGGTCGTGGGTGCTGAAGCCGACGCCGGTGCCGATGCTCTCTCCAGAGGATGTGCAGGCGCTCGGAGGACAGCAACAGGTGGATGCGGCTGTCGAAATGGCAAAGGTATCCGCCCAGGCCATGCAGCAGGAGATTGACGACTGCCTGGTTGAGTCCAATTGGCACGGCGAAGTACGCACCATGCTCGAGGACGCCGCGCGGATCGGCAGCGGTGTGCTCAAAGGCCCGTATCCTGTCAGGCGTCTTTCGTCTGTGACAAAGCGATTGGCGGACGGAGTCATCGAGAGAGTTCGGCTCGTGGAGACAGTTCCCGGGTCAAGGCGAATCGATCCGTGGGATCTGTTCCCCGATGGGTCGTGTGGAGAGTGCATCCACAACGGCAGCTATATCTGGGAGCGCCAGCCTTCTGTCAGTGCCAAACAGGTGGCCGACATGATCGACATGCCAGGGTATGATAGAGACGCCATTCTGGCCGCGCTGCGCGAAGGCCCGAAGACTCCATCCGAGACGACCCCACACAATTCTGACGGGCGTGTCGTGCGAGGCAAGGGTCAGTACGAGTTGTGGATCTTTTACGGCACCTGCAACGCTAACGACCTGGCTACGGTAGGCGTACAGACCGACGACGAACTGCCGCATGCGTCGGCAATGGCCGTGCTGCTCAACGATCGCCTAATCAAATGCACGCTCAATGTCCTCGATTCGGGGAAATTCCCCTATGACGTGTTGTCCTGGCAGCGACGGCCTGGTTTGCCGTGGGGGATCGGTGTGGCGCGCAAAGTCAGGACGACTCAGCGCATCCTCAACGGAGCCTTGAGGGCCATGCTCGACAATTCTGCGCTGACCGCTTCGCCGCAGATTGTTATCGGCAATGGGATAACTCCTATCGACGGCCGAATGACCATCACCGGACGAAAGGTCTGGCGCGCAGAGCCAGACGTGACCGATGTACGGGCGGCGTTTTATGCCTTCGTCCCTCCGTCCATTCAAGGCGAGATGATGGCCATCCTGGAATGGGCGATGCGAAGGGCTGAAGACGCCACAGGTATGCCGGCCATGCTGCAGGGCATCCGCGGCGACGCTCCAGAGACACTCGGCGGGATGCAGATGCAGAACAATAACGCCTCCAGCGTACTGCGTAGATTGGCGAAGCGGTTCGATGACTACGTCACCGAACCGCACATCACGCGCTACTACGATTGGATGATGCAGCACTCAGACAGAGACGACATCAAGGGTGACTATAAGATCGACGTTCGCGCATCTTCGGCGCTGGTTGAACGAGACGCGCAGCAGCAATTCCTTCTGACCCTATTGTCAGCGGCTCGCGACCCGGCGTATGCCGTTGATCCGGCGAAGCTGATGACTGAACTGCTCAAAGGCGTGCGTTTTGATCCCAAACGCATCCAATACACGCCTGACAAGCTCGCAGAGATGCAGCAGTCTGCAAGCCAGGTCAATCCTGTGGATGAGGCCAAGGCTGAGTTGTATCGGTCGCAAGCCAAAGTCGCCGATGCTGCGGCGTTCACCAAGAACACCGAAGGGCTTTTCTCTGCGGTGTCTGCGGCCAATCAGATAGCGGTCAATCCGGCTATTTCGGTTCCAGCAGATCAGATTGCCAAATCCAGCGGATTTGTGGATGCGGATGCCCCGCCGGCGGTGCCAAACATGCCTCCAGGAGTCCAGCCATTCGCCATGCCCAACAACACCTCACCAAACTTCCCTCCCAATCCAGCAGTCGGAATCAACCAAGGGATTGAAACAGGGGGCGATCAATGACCTCTGAGGAGCCAGTGATTGATTTCACAAGTCAATCATGGTTTGCTGTTAGGCGATTCGCAGAACGACGGCTTGATGAGATGCGGCGAAAGAACGATGGCGCGCTGACTATCGACCAGACCAATGCTTTGAGAGGGTCCATCGCGACCTTGAAAGAAATTCTGGCGCTCGAACGAGCCCCGGAGAACGAGGCGGACGAGCCTGAAGGCCCCTTTGCCTAGCTGTGGTAACGAACGTTTGGTAATCACATGACCGAAACAGAAAAGGAAGTTGACCAGCAACAGCAGTCCGAAGCGATGGAAGCTGCGTTTGCGGCCGTCCGTGACCCGGAGAGTGCTCGTGCTGACGCAGCCGCGTCGGAGCAAGACTCGAACGATGCCGGCGATGCGCAAACCGATGAAGGAGCGGGCGCGGAATCTCATGATGATTCTCCCGTATTCGCCGGACTGACAGAAGCCGAGATTCGTTCGTTGCTTGAGCGCACATCTCGCCTGTCGGCCCTTGAAGAGCAGCTATCCAAGGCGCATGGCAAGATCGGAGAACTCAACCGTACCGTACAGCAACTCGCCGAATCCAGGCCGGCGCCTAGCGCGTCCGCCGCACATCAGCCGGAGTATGACGACGAGACGGACCTTGCCGAGCTTGAGGACTTGTTCCCCAACTTCCGACACGTCGTGGAGTCGCGAGCTCGGAAGATTGCCCAGGAAGTCGTGCAACAACTGCCGCCATCGCAGGCAGAGTCAATCGACATGGGACAAGTGCAGCAGACAATCGCACTGTCTGTACTTGATGCTACCCGTCCAGGATGGCGCGACACGGTCCAGTCTGGCGACTTCCAGTCGTGGATTGCCGGCCAACCCGAAGACGTGCAGCAGGTCTATGCCACGACTTGGGACGCGGCTGTGTTTACCGGAATCCTCGACCGATTCGGATCAACCAAACGCGCTGCAGGACGCAGCAAGGATCGTCTTGAACAGGCGATCGTGCCGGATAGTCGGTCAGCCGTCGCCAGGCACGCGCCAACTGAACTCGATGCAATGCAAGCGGGATTCGACGCCGTTCGGAACCCGCGTTACTCCACGATGAGGAACTAAGCCATGTCCAGCTTTACCTACTCCAGTCCCGCTCAGAGGATTGGCAAGATCAAGGGCGAGATCCTCGCCCACTCAATCCCTGTCGAAGTGCTCGGTATCACAGGGCTGCAGCGGGCGCTGCCCAAGAACAACGGCAAGACCGTTTCGATGCGCCGGTATAGGCCATACGGCGCCCTCGCGACCAACGACAACACCAAGAACCGACCCATCGTCGACTACACGGCCCATGTCCTGACCGAGGGCGTCGCGCCAACGGCGGATACGCTTGTGCCCGATGACGTCGAAATCACTCTGTCGCAATACGGGTGTCTGTACCAACTCACCGACCAGGTTTTCGACACCTACGAGGACGACGTTCCGGCGGAAATGAAGAAGCAGTGCGGCGAGCGCGTCGGCCTGATTCGCGAGATGGTGCGCTATGGCATCGTCAAGGCCGGCACCAACGTCTTCTACAGCGGAGGGACGACCCGATTGACCGTCGATGAGAAGCTGACGCTCAAGGTTCTTCGCAAGGCTTCCCGAACACTCCAGGCCAACCACGCCAAGAAGATCACCGGGGTTCTTGCGCCGTCGATCAACATCGGCACCGTGCCTGTCGAGTCGGCCTACCTCGTATTCGTCCACACCGACGTGGAAGCGGATGTCCGGGATCTGGCCGGGTTCGTCCATGTGTCTGAATACGGCCAGCGCAAGGTCGTCAACGAAAACGAAATCGGCAGTGTCGAGAACTTCCGATTCATCACTTCTCCGGAACTGGCCCCTGTTACCGACGCCGGCGCCACCGCGTCAGGCACTGGCCTGGCTACCAGCGGAACCAAGGTCGACGTGTATCCGTGCATCATCTGCGGAGAACAAGCGTGGGGCCAGGTGGCCCTTCGCGGAGACAACGCCCTCGATCCAACGTGGATTCCCCCGGGCGAGAAGAGCAAGTCTGACCCTCTTGGACAGCGCGGATTCGTCGGCGCCAAGTTTTGGTTTGCTTGCAGCGTTCTCAATCAGGGATGGCTCGCCGTGATCGAAGCCGGCGTCAGCGACCTCGCCTAACCATCAATGCTTCGTGAGGCCCGTTTAATCGATGGCCTCACGAAGCACCATTCAAGGAGCCAATAATGGCCGACAACACTGCAGGTCAAACCAAGACCGTCGCGACAGACCAAGTTACAGTGGGAGCCTTCGCCGCCGGGTCTGTTGTCTATGACGCTACGTCGATCACGACGACCGACTACACCCGAATCGAGTGCGGATTTCAGCCTCGATACATCATCTGGGATAACTTCACCGACCGGATTCGCGTCGAGTGGCAACAGGGCATGACGTCCTCACAATGCCTCAAGACGGCCGCCGCCGGAACTCGCACGCTCGACACGACGAGTACTTGTGTCGTTGTTGACAAGGTCGGATTCCGACTTCTCCAGGACGCTACTCTCGGCGCGATCGCCGCAAGCAAAACCTGTTACTGGCGGGCAATGGCCTAACCACGAAGATGGGCGCCGACTTCACGATAGGCCGGCGCTCTCTTTTTCTCTCACACCCTGGAGAAGGAAGTCCACACATGGCGGCAAGAGGGCAAGTAGCGGCAGCAGAGCAGTACCTTGGCGCAACCCCTGGGTTTCATGTCGACGACATCGGAGTGAATCCTGGCGACATCGAAGTAATTGACCGCGTCGTAGACGGATCGAAGCTCGAAATCGAAGCCTTCATGGCCGAGAAGATTCGAGTCATCGTGCATGAGTCGTCGAACGAGGCCGATGACGATATCGTCGAGGTCTGGGTCAACGGGCGAGTGCAGAGATTCCTTCGTGGGCAAGAAATATGGGTCAAGCGTTGTTACATCGAAGCCCTGGCCAGAGCCAAGATGACGACGTACAAGCAGGTGCTTGACGAGCGGCAAGGTATCCAGGACTTCAACCAGATGCGGCCTCGCCACACGCTAGCCTATCCATTCACCGTGTTGGAAGACAAGAATCCGAAGGGCTCGGCGTGGTTGCTTGGTGTGCTGGCCGCATCTCGCCGGTCGTAACCTGATGACGCTTCGCGACCTGATCGATGTTTTTCGCAGCTTGTCGATGGACACCAAGTCGCCTTACTTCGTGTCCGACCAACTGGCTATTTCGTTTGCGAATGAAGCGCAGATCGAAGCGTGTCGCCGTAGTGATGCGATCATCGACTCGTCGTCTTCATTCTGCCAGGTGTCCATTCTATCCGGTAGACCGGCCGTAGAACTGCACCCTTCCATCATGGAATTGCGCAGGGCTCGAATGCAGTCCGGAGCCTACATGCTGGAACCAGTCACCACAACTGAACTGGATACGCTATCTGTTCAATGGGAGTCAGAAACCGGAGTTCCATCGCATTACGTGACAGACTACAGTTCAGGGCACATTTTCCTGTATCCGTCTCCAGCGACCGCAGACACACTAATGCTTACCGTGCGTCGCTTACCCGTGTCGTCGATGATTGACGACGCTGATGTTCCAGAAGTTCGCGAAGAAACACACATGGCTCTCGTGCACTGGATGCTGTACAGGGCCTTCAGCATTCCAGATTCTGACTTCTATAGCCCGACTCGGGCCGGCATGGAACTGGCGGAGTTTGAGCGCGAATTCGGACGCAAAAGCAGTTCCAGAAACGAACTTTGGTCGCGCGTTAGCCATCCGTCGCTTGACGTGAGTCCGATCGCTTAATAAAGAGAAGCGCAATGAGATCCAACAAACGAGTCGTTGCAGAACAGCTTATCCCGACCAGTACCACCC